CACGCGGGCCAGGTTAGCAGGCACAAACCAGCGAGCCCATGGGCAGCCGGTGCGATACCAGGCACAAAAAACCCGGCGCTCGGCCGGGTTCGGTTCGGGTGAAAGTGGCCAGGCTAGGCAGGCATGCCGGCCAGCTCGGCCAGCTCGGCCAGTGCCTGGTCGGCCCAGTCCAGGGCGCGGCCCCGGTCGCGCTCGACGTGCTCGGCCACGGTGCCCAGGCCCGGCCGGGTAACTGTTACCAGGTAGCAGGACCAGGCAGCCGACCAGGCGACGCGGACCAGGCCAGCGTCGGCCAGGGCGACCAGCTGCACCAGCTGCAGGCGGCGGCCGGCGCTCATGCTGCGCACCTGGTGGCAGCCAGCGCGGCCCGGATCGCGGCCAGCTCATGCTCGGGATAGTCCAGGGCGGCCAGGCGACGGTCGCGCTCGGCGGCCAGGTCGACCGGTTCGGGTTCGTCCAGGGCCCAGGGCGCGGCGTCATAACCAGGCAGCGCTCGGCCACTGGTGGCCACGCCGGCCGGATCGGCCAGGGTAACGGCAGCGCGACGGATCGCGACCATATACCCGAACGCGTCGCTATCGTCCCAGCGCGACCAGTCGCTGGCCTGGTAGTCGAGACAATCGCAGGCTTTCACAATGGCCACCGGCAGCAGCTCGGCCCCGGCGGACCGGTCCAGGCCACCGAACGGCAGCAGCTCGGCGTCGAAGCGGCCCGCGTATCGGTCCGAATAAGCGCAGCGGTTCGCGCTGGCCAGCATGTGCGCGACGGCGTCGGGCGATGCGTCCAGGTCGACGCCGTGGCGAATAGCCCAGGCGACCAGGGCGGAAACGTGATAATCGGAAACAACAAAACAGGACATAAAAATTCTCACTTTCTAAGTTGATCCCGGCCACCGTGGCCGGGGGTTTTATTTTAATCTAATAAATCTACTTTGTGCAACACGTCAACAAACACAAACAACAAAGCCCGGCACGCGGCCGGGCTCGGTGGCCAGGTCGGCCGGGTTAGGCAGCCACGCCCAGGTCGGCGTCGGCCAGCAGGTCAACGGCCCGGGCCTTAAGCGCTGCACCGGTGCCGAACCAGGCGGATTCCATGCGGGTGTTATTCGAGCGGCCGCGCTCATGATCTACTAATTCAGTCACGGCGTTAAGCATAGCCCAGCGCGTGCCGGCCACGCCGGCCAGGTCCGAACCGATCGCCGCGCCGTTAAATAATTGCATGATGCGGACGTAAGCCTTTGATTCAGTCACCGGGCGCGCGCTCGAATGATAAGGGCGCAGCAGCTCGGCCACGAACGCGTCGGCCTGGTCCTGGTCCATAGTAGCCCCGGCCAGCTGGCGGGATTGCACTAGGAAACCCTCCCAGGCGTTCGCGACGATTCCCAGCTGCAGCCGGACGGCGTCGGCGTCGAAGCGCTCCGAATGCAAAACACGAACGGCGCTTTTTAAATAGCCGGTGTTTATCTCGCCCTCGCCACGAACCACGCGGCCGCCACTGTATCCGCCCACGGCGGCCGTGATTGTGTTGTTGCAAACAACGCGGATCGCCGTAAATTTTGCCACGGTGGCCATGGTTCCATCGTATGACGTGCCGAGCAGCAAATAAGGTTTGACCAGGTCGCGCTCGACCACCGGCGCAGCATCGCCCACGCTGGCCAGTGCCCAAACCCGGCGGCCGTCACTTAAGGCCCCGGCGGTTTCAAGTTGAAACCCGCCCAGGTCGACCAGCTCGCGGAAAAAGTCCATAACCTGGCCAGGCTGCACCACGTTATAAGCATTAGACACAACGGCCAGGGGCGCGCCGGTGTCCGACCGGTGCAACACTTTACGCGCTGGCCAGGTTTGCAGGTCGGTAGTGGCCGGCGTGGAATATTTAACCGGGCTCTCGAGCACGTCATAGGCCAGGCCGGCCTCGCGTGTCCAGGTTTCAATACTTGCACCAGGTGTTAAGGCCTGGCCCAGGCCATGCCAGGGGGTTTGCCCAGCGTATGCAATAGCAGCGCGGCCGGTGGTTTCGTCGATCATATGAGCCATAATAAATTCTCGCTTTCTAGGTTAGTGCCGGGGAAAATTCCCCGACGGTTTTATTTTAGTCTAATATTTTTAAGTTTGTCAACAACTCAACAAAATATTTTTATGCTGCCAGGCCCAGGTCGCCGACCACGTGGTGGCGCAGCAGCGAACCAGGCGGCAGCGAACGGGAAAAGCGCAGCAGCTCGGCCGCGTCGTCCTGGTGGCCGCCGGTTTTTGTTTTTTCCCATGCCAGGCGAACCGGGCCGCCGTTACCGTAGCAGCCGCCGGGGGTATCGTCGCCGACCAGGCGCGCGCCGCTGCCATGTGCAACAAACACAACAACATAGTCGCGCTCACCACGTGCGCACAACGGGCGGCCGCCGCCGCACTGATCGCAGCTGAAATTTTCGGCCAGCTCGGCCGGGCATTGAACAAAGCGCACACCGTCGACGGTGTACGGCCAAACCGTGCCGGACGGTGCAGCCACCACGGCCGGGCGGCCGGCGGCCACGGCAGCCAGGGCCTGGGGGATTGTGTCGCAGCTGGCATTGATCACGGTTTCACCAGGCACCGGCACCGGCAGCAGCTCGGCCGGGAAATGCGAATAAGTCCAGGCCTGGCCATTACGCGGCACGGCCTGGCGGACGGCCTGCAAATAATCCAGGTCGACCAGGTCGGCAGCGTGCGCGCCCTGGGGATTCAATGCGCAGGTTTTCGGGCAGGTGGCAAAAACATTGTGGCCGCCGGCGCGGTAGGTTACGGCGATCGGCCCGGTTTTTTTATTGGCCGAATGCTTTACGGTTTTGAGCATAATTTTCTCGCTTTCTTTCTTTCTGGTGGCCGTGCGATTGCCTGGCCTAAAAATATTTTAGTGCAACAAATCAACTTGTCAACCCCCTAAGCAAAAAAAACCCGGCACGCGGCCGGGCAGGGATCGAGCGGGCCGGATCAGGTCCGACGGTCGGCCAGTGCCTGGTCGGCCTCGAAAGCGCATGCACGCCAGGCAGCCCAGGAAATAAAACCAGTCTCGGCGTCGGGCGGCGTCTCGGTGGCCAGGATATCCGCCGAATAGTTACGCAGCGCTTCCAGGACAAAGGCCTGCATAAGCGGGCCGGTGCTGGCCTGGTCCATTATGCGCACAATAAATTTTGTGTTTGTCTCTCGGCGCATCTCTTTATTTTCGCGTGCTTTTGTTTCCCACATTTTGTCGATACGGGCATATGAATCGTCTTGCATGTCGGCCCCTTATGCGCGGATTGAAAAAGTGTTGTTTGAGAAAAAATTGCGCATGGCGTCGTCCAGGTCGTAATTTTCCATTATCTTGTCGGCGTCGAATTCTCCGGCCAGGTCGCCCAGGTCGATGTCGCTGGCGATGTCGCTGAGTTGCGAGCTGCTTAATTCTGACGCTATGTCCGAAGCGCTAACATTTTCGGCAACGGTCACCAGCTGCGTGTCGCTCAAGTGCTCGGCAAGATATGCCAGCTGGGACTCGCTAATATTTTCGGCAATGGTGGCCCATGCCCAGTCGCCGACTAGGTTTGTGTTTGTGCCCGCGTTGGCTTCCATTTGCTGCTTGACCATGTCGGCCACCATAGGGCGCAGCTGCTCGGCGATGTCTTTGATCAGCGCCTGCATGATAGTGTTGAATTCCATCTCTTTCTCTCTTTCTAGGGTTATGGCCTCGCGGATCGCTTGGCCTGATTGCATTGTATATCTACTTTTCTCAACTTGTCAACTGTTACCACCAAATATTTTATGGAACAGCCAAAAACCCAGCAGCCGACGGATCAGGCCCGACGTGTTTGCACGTTGCTGCTCAGGGTCCGGTAGCGGTTTCGGTAACTGTCGCAAGCGCTTTCGTTCGCGCCTTCGCATGCCGTCACTCGTCAGTCACTTCGTCAACTTCGACCAGGTAAAGATTACCGTGGCCAAAATCTTCGTCGCGAACCTGGGCAAAGGCTTTGCTCTCCGCCTGGTCAATATTGTCTGCCTCTATCACCAGCGTGGCCAGCGCGGACCGTTCTATTTCGATTCTGTATTTCATGGTTTATTCCTCCATTAAAAAGGTGCCGTTGTGTACACAAGAGGCAAACAAGGCATCGTCGGAATAATTGTTGAACCCTGGAAACCCATGCAGTTGGATGTGTCGGAACACCTCTCTCTGTTCGGCAGGTTCTCTGTCAAAAAACCAGTCCACCTCGTAGTCAGCGCAGGCGTCCACCATCTGTGTTTTAGTCATAGCATTCATATCTTTCTCTCTTTCTGTTTGTACCTGGCCATCCAGGTGTTTGTGATCCTATCACAACTTTCACATACAAGTCAACTGTCAACTAAATGTTTTCTAAGTTCGGACCAGGACACGCCGGTCCACGGCCACCTGGCCAGCGCGGGGGTGTCGACGCCCAGGTTCGCTAGGTCAATTGCCTGCTCGCCACAAAATAGCAGCAGCTCAGATTTACTTGCGTGCGTTGTCCCGGCCGGTTGGTACTGCACCAGGATATAGGTCGGGCAGCGCAGGTCTGCATGCTTGATGTGGAATGCAACCTGGTGTGGTGACAGGTTTACTTTGCGGCCACGTTTGACCACCTTCAGCTCAACCATCACAAACAGGCCATGCGGGAATGCCAGCAGACAATCCGGGATGCCCAGGTTTACCCTGGACTCAATCCGGGTGAAATGGCAGCTTGGGAGGTTTTCTTTCAGCCTCTTGTACAGGTTCGCTTCCGGTTTCAATGCCATCGTCTTCGTCCTCGTCAGGTTCTTCCTCGATCTGCTTAGGCGTCACGTCAACGATCGGGCCAGCATTGCCGCCGTACAAGCGTTTGATTTCTTCCAGCTTGCGCATGACTTCTTCTTTGCTCATGCTATCGATCGTGCCGTGGCGGATTTCTTTGCGGTCGATGTAAATCGAACCCAGGGCCTGGCCCCTTCGGTATTCAGCCTGGACGGCCGCGCCATACGCGCCGGCCTGCAGCGCCTGGTCACGAATAACCTGGAGGTCTCGCATGTGCCGCTCGAACGTGGTGCCGTACTTTTCGCCCAGCTCGCGCCTTCGCTCCTGGATCGCTGCCACGATATGTGGGGAAAACTCAGGGTCGGTCAGCTCACGGGCCCTGCCCTTTGCCCAGTTTTCACTGTAGCCTGCGCGAAGCGCTGCCTCTTTCAAGGTGACGTGGCCGTCGCCTGCACAAAACTCTTCCACAAACTTCCATTCCTGGGCGGTCAGGACTTTTGGTTTGTGAGGCTTGACCGGCGCGGTTATCCTGGTTTCAACAACCTCAGGCCTTCCGCCTAAGGTTTTGCCCGCCAAAAACTTTTCGTCTTTAGTCGGCATCAGGCCACCCGCCACAAGCGCCAGCCTTCGCCATGGCGTCGACAAGTAAACCGCGTGCCTGGATGCCTCTTAGAGTACATGTAGGCAGCGCTGCGCAGATTCTTGATCCAGGTGGCATCCAGGATCATAAAACTGTCGCCAAGGGCCATATCGGGGAATGGATAGCGTTCGCGGGGATCGACGCCACCAGGCAGGGGGATGTTTTTCTCTATTTTCATGCCTACATTGTGCAACAAATCCACACCTAACGCAACTACAAGGGCAAAAACGGTCAAATTCAGGGTTTTAGTTAGGAAAAAATAGACCAATGTATGTTTTTTTTTTTTCAAAAAGTTAGCTCGCGCGCATTTTATGTGAATTACATCCTTGTACGACACGAAAGGTACTGTGTTCTAATAACTCATTGATTTCATTTAACTATTACACCATTACACCTCTTACGTCATTTTCTCTAGAAAAAATAAAAAAAAACATTGATGACCCTATTTTCTTCTATAGAAACCGCGAATTTGCCGTGATCCGTGATCCTTGCACCTTTTTTCTAAGTACAAACCCCGATAAACTATGCCACTGCCATCTTTTTTATCCTAAAATGCGCAAAGCCCCAGTGCTCGACACACTGAGGCTTCACTTCCCACCATCGTTGAAAAAGGAACGACATGAGCACTGACTATCTTACCCTGATCGACCATTCTTTTCGTTATAGCTCTAAAACGGGCAAAGTGCATTGGAAACCCCACTTGCACCGTGGAGGCAAGGTTCATTTGCGCAAGTGCCCCACGGGAATCTATCAAATTCGTGTTGGTCACGACTACCTTGGTGCCCATGATGTCGCGTGGTTCGTGGTACATGGCACGTGGCCCACGGCCCCTTTGCGCCACCTCAATGGCAATCGTTGGGACAACCGGATCGAGAACCTGGCCTAGCCTTACTGCAACCCCACCCCCAGCCATTCCTTGTGGTCGCCTGAGAGCATCTTGGCTGCCACGTCCATGGGCATGAGCTCACCGAACTCAATGTCTGTGATTTCTGCACAGGTCATCACTGGTCCGATGAGCGCGTACTTTTGCCCGCCAGCGGTGATGATGACCACCTGGACCAATTGCCGTGGCCCGAGGGCCTCGACTATTTCCTGGAGAGACGGTGTCACTGGGTGACCTTCTGCCACCCTGGCCCGGCATCTCCTTGTTGGATGCCCAGGTCCAGGGAGAGCTTCTCGACCTCTCCTGTCAGGTGTTGGACTTTTCCCAAAAGCTCCTGCGATTGGGCGGCCAGCTGCTCCATTTGGTCGTTTTGCACTTCGATTCTTCTGCGCAGGCCGTTGATGTACTCAAGAGTTTCTACGCAGGTGATTGGCTGCGGTGGATTTTCTGTTGAAAAGATAGCGGGTCTCATGTTATTTCCTTTAAGAGGGATATGGGAAAGTGGCAGCAGGCTTCTGACCGGCTGCCTTCTATTTCGATGTACGCGGTCCGTGGCCCGTGGGTCTGGTCGGGGTGGTCGTGCCAGCGCTTGCAATTTTGACATTTTGCATCCACCGTAGTGGGTTTGCAACGAAAGCAGTCCAGCGCCATGGGGTGTGTCATTTTTGGCGGGATCATTAGATTAGTCCTAGCGGCCAGAGTTGGCCAGCCTTTGTAAAGCGTGGGCTATTTTTGTCGGTGTCTACTTCGTTGTTGCTGGGGTCGTACCAGGCCAGGACCTGTTGGGGCTCTTTGAGGACACTGTAGAGGATATTGCATTTGGAGCAGACCCAATCGTGTTTTTTGCTGGTGCCTGACTCTTGCCATTGGTGGTCGCAGGTCATTGGTTTCTATCCTTCATCCAGGCTGAAATAAAACCGTACATAAAGGACAGTATGGCAACAAGCAAAACCCCAATGGCTACGTCAACAAGTAAGTCGGTCATTGGATTCTCCCTCGCATGCCCTCGACCTGGGCGCGTTGTTGGTCCATGAGCTCGTCGCGTTGGCGGCAGACCAGCTTGTACATCTCGTCCAGGGTTTCGACGCGGCCTTGCATTTCCTGGCGCGCTTCGTCACGCACGCGCTCGACCATGCCTTTGACATACCCGTCGATTGCCTCCAGGACTTTCTTGGCAGCCTCGTCTGTAGGAATGTCTGGGTTGGCCCAGATGCCGTCCTTGGAGATGCGCAGGACCTCGGTCCGTGGTTCGGGGCCCCCGTAGAACTGAATGGTGTTCGCGGGCCGTGAGTCGTGGAGCTTGTACACACTCGTCGGGTCGATGCGCTCGCCACCCTTGCTCCAGGCGCTGCCGATGGTCAGGACATCTTGCAGCATGTCCTGCGTCAGTTGGTCATAGGTCCGTGGTCCGGTCTCTACTTTGCATCGCCGGCATTCCAGTCTTGAAGTGCCGTGTATGAAGTGCCAGTCGTGTTTGCAGTCGGTCATGTGTTCTTCCCCTTGCATTTGTGAAATGGCATTACTCGACCGAGCCAGCCAATGAGTTCGCCACACTTCTGGCAGCAATAGGATGGGTACTCTTTCATCAGAACTTCTCCTTGTAGAACTTGCCGATGACCTCAGCCAGCTCGTGGATATGAAAGTCTCCGCCTTCGCCTCCGGCGTCGCTGATCCAAATCATGCCTGGCTGCATGCCTGGGGTGAGCACCCAGCCGGCCACGTGGACCTCGTAGCGCTCGCGGCCGTCCTTCATTCCCTGGTCATAGGCCACCTGGGCCTTGCACGCGTCCTCAAGGGTCATGAGGGTGTACTTCTGGCATTCTTCCCAGACAAACTTAGCGTTGTGTTCGCCAATGGCGCGTTGTTCAAACTGGGTCAATTGGGACCACCATTCTGTAAAGTTCATTTCTTTTGCTCCTTAATCCATATAGCTATGCTCGCAAGGGTGTCGTCGCCGAACGCAGTCTTGAACTCATCAATCAGGTCGAATGCAATGAGGTCCAGGGCCGCGTTCCAGCCTGCGGTGTAGTGTTTGGTGATGCCGTTAACTGCGCGGTCAACACTTGACTGTGCCTGCTTTGACATGCCGGCAACGAATGCCAGCTCAAAAATCTTCTGTTGGTCTTCGGTCAAAGTTTTGACATATTCCAGGGCCTCGTCCAGGCTCATGTGGGGTTGTGGCCTATCAGTCATACATGCCCCTTTGCCCAGTAGCGCAGGGCCGTGATCAGCGATCCTTTGATCTTGCCCAGCTTTTTTTCAAGCTCCAGGACCGTAAAGCCTAAATCGGCATTGGTGTTGAACAGGTCGTCCCTGTCTTTGCGGCCCTGTGCCAGGCCCTCGCTGTAGCCTTTGGCATGTGCGTCGGCTGCCACATCTTTAAAGGTGCGGCGTTTGTATTTAGCAATCGTAGTCATCTTGGTTCTCCATGTGTTCAAAAACTTCTTCGTCGATGCGGACGCGTTCTTTGTCGGTCATCTTGACCTCGAGCCAGGGCGCGGCCCGGCCTTTGGTATCGAGGATTTCCCATTCACCTTCACCGCCTTCGGACGGTGCCCAGTTATCGGGATGGCCGGATAGCCTGGCAGGCACGTAGCCTTCCCAGTGCGTCACGCGGATGATGCAGGGAATCCCGCAGCAGGTGGATTCAAATTCGGTCATAGGAAGTAAGCTCGTGTTTGTACAAGCGGCTGCCAAGCCTCTTGGTAGTGAGGTAGCCCTTGGTCGTTTTGCTGCAAACAGCATCTTCGGTAAGGACCCAACAAAGGTTAAATATTTCGCAGTTAAGTTTTGCCGCCCGTCGTTGATGGCATGAAGTCAAGAGGCGGCGCAGGGTTTTACTGTTCATAGCGGCATGTCCCCGTGCCATGGCTCGTCAACCATGCGCTTTAGATTGAAAATGAACCGGTACTGC